AACTGGTGCACATTGAGTGAAAACTCTTAGTAAAAGTAATTTTGGTATTTTCCTGACAGAAAGTATCTATTGATGGCTATGAATGCTACACAGGTACCTCTTAGCTAAGGCGGAGATCTGAGTGTAGGCTAATTGTCTATGCCATTACTTTACGGTGGTCCGTAAATTCCTTTTTATTTTTACTGGCAAATATGGAGACAACAATGGAGATCAGTTTTGATGCTTCTTGCCCATCTTCTGTTTGCATTTTTTGTCTGTGTCAACCGTGCAAATGTCATCTTATTCACAATGAGATCTATACAATTTGTTATTTTACAGATGAAGAAAAGAAAGAATACCAAATTCAGGGTCAGGGACAGAGCAATGCTCGACCAAATCAGCAGAGTAATTATGGAACAATTACAAACAACTACTATGAAAATACATACATAGCATCTGCTGATATGTCCACTCAAGCCAATGGAAACGAAGGAGATATTCCTGATGTTCCTGGCATTTGGTCAACACTAAATGGGGTAGTTGATACTGCTAGTGCAATGGCACCCCTTCTTCTGGATCAAGATACAGAAGAAACAACAAATCTATCTGATCGTGTTAAAACGTCCATACATGGTAACACGTCAGTAGGAACCCAATCTAGTGTAGGGACCGTAATTGGTTATAAAAAAGAAAAAGACACAAATCCAATTTCATCTTGTGCTGATGCTCCCACTGTTGCTTCATTTGCAATGGAGAGAGCATTTACACAAACAATGGGTACTTGGTCAAAAACTAATGATGTTTACCAGTATATACACATCTGTCTACCTTCTGGTATAGATGATGGTGGTGTCTTTTCCGGAGTTCTAAACAGGCACTACCTTATGAAGTGTGGATACAAAGTCCAAGTCCAGATGAATGCATCTCAGTTTCACTCTGGTAGTCTTGGTGTGTTTCTAGTCCCAGAGTTCACTCCACAAAACACTTTTGAGGCTAAGTCAACAACATTTAAGTCTCTCCCTAGAGACAAATATATCCCAGAACAAATGTTTGTTTACCCACACCAAATTCTAAACTGCAGGACCAACACATCAGTTGATATCCAGGTTCCTTATTGTAATTTTGTTCCTAGTTCTTTTAATGAAATACACAACACCTGGACACTAGTGGTAATGGTACTAACTCCTCTTGATTATTCAACTGGAGCTGCAACTGACATTGCAATTACAACATCAATAACACCACTTGATGTTCTGTACAATGGACTGAGACATCTGAAAGAAGAAGGCATTCCAACACTTCCAGAAGGTTCCTCTTACACATTCTCAACTACAAACATTGACATGGCTCAACCTGTGTATTCAAAAGGTTTTAATCCAACCCAAAATTACATCCCGGGCAAATTTACAAACCTTCTACAAATGTCAGTAACTCCAACCCTCATGGCCAATCAAATTGGTTCTGAAGGCGAGAGTAAACAGGTTGGATATTTTATGTGTACCAACCAGGTGCCAACCCTACCACTTTTTGTCTCAGATGTTACTCTTGCTGCCCCAAAAATGAAAACCACACTGGTTTCTGCTATAAGTCAGTATTTTACACAATATAGAGGCTCAATTGTTATGGATCTAGTTTTCACAGGAACTGCTATGTGCAAGGGTAAGTTTGTGATTTGTTACACACCTCCTGGTGCTGCACAACCACAGACGAGAGAGAAAGCAATGCAAGGAACTTATGCTGTATGGGATCTTGGACTTAATTCATCTTTTAAATTTACAATCCCTTTTATTTCTGTATCAGACTACAGATGGGTCGATGGTGCTCCGTCTACTTCAATTTCAATTGACGGGTGGTTTACCATCTGGCAACTCACACCAATTACATACCCTGCTAACAACCCAAACATTTCATGTGTTCTGGTATTTGCATCTGCAGGTACTGACTTCTCTTACAGAAATCTAACTGATATTCCAATGCGAAGTCAAGGTACTGAAGTTGGTGAAAGTGGTGACACTGGAAATTCAAATGCTACAGAAAACATAATTGGAACATCTATTTCAACAGAAGTGTCACATTCAGAAATTGATTTCATTTTCTCCAGATATTTTAATGTTGACACAACTCGTGTTACTACTTACACTGGAAACGATGGAATAACATCTATAACACTAAGTATTTATGATTTTCTACAAAAGCCAACAGCCCAAGCACTAAAAAGATTTCTGCAGATTGTAACTTACTTTAAATCTGATCTTGAAATTGCCATAACTCCTCTAAACACAATCTCAACTAAAATGTTTGTAAAATGGCTTCCTTCTGGTTCAGTTGTTGATCTATCCAGAGAAACACTTAATGGTATAAACACTCCAAGGTTCATAAAGAACACTTCAGGTGCTCCACTCCAAATTTTTAATACTGATATTACCAACGTCTGTACTTTTAGAGTACCATACACCTCTGTACTAGGAGCCATTCCCATAACTTACAACGGTTATGGTGATTTTTCCCAAACCGCTTACAACATAGCACCTGGAGCTGATTTTGGTACACTTCTCTTTGCAAACACTGGTTCTGTTGGCATGCAAATAATGCTTTCTGTTAGATTTGTAAACATGCAATGTTGGATTCCTAGGACTCTTGCACCAAAAATTTCAGTAACAAACACTGATTCAAATATAGTTGCCTACAGAAGTGCACTTACAGAAGAAATTGTGTTTCAGGGACCAATTGACTATCCAACTGGGCAACAGTGTTCATGTCTAAACTTTTTCCTTCTACAAGAAAATCTTGAAGAAGCGATGGAAGAAATCAGTGTTCTTTGCAGTTGTAATCCATCCACAAAAAATATTATCAACAAAGAGAGTCTGGAAGCAATGTATCAGGTACTAAGTCACATGTCCTGTTATGTTCACTATACCTGGGAAGATGTAGGATTTGACCAACTTCCTTCAACAAGTTACAGTGGTTGTTATTGTGATAGGGATGACTTCAATAATGTTCTAGAAACAATTGGACACAATATCTGGGACCTGAAATCAAAAGGAGTTGATACCCAAATTCTTGAGGTGTACAGAATGTATATCAGTGATGTTGAATGTGAAAACCACTGGATTAGAGATCTGGCTGCTGATGGTGATGTTGAACAAAACCCAGGACCTGCTTCTTATAATCTATTCTTTTCTAACACAAGATTCCTAGTCACAAAAAGGATGAGGAAATCAAGAAAAGAAATCAGACAACAAGGTTTCATTGATTGGCTAACTGATGGAGCAGTTACTTCAGTAAAAGATGCAGCACAAAATCTTACCAATGTAATTCAAAGTACTAACAAAATTATGAATAGAGCTTTTTCTTGCAGGACTATAATCAAGATTATAACTGATTTTTTAACATCTGGTCTAATATTGTATACATGTGATTTCAATCCCACAATTGCAGCTGTTTTGGCTATTAAACATGGACTAGACATGCTTGTGGAAGGCAGTGTTTTTGTTTTAATCACAGAACAACTAAAAAAACTCTTTAAAACTGACCCACCTACTGTTGATGGAGGAGAAATTGAACAACAAGGAGTTTTGAGAGACTTTAACACAGTAGTTAATGCTGCTAAGGGAATTGAGTGGTTTTTAAAAACCATTCAAAACCTGTATGACTGGCTTAAGTCATGGTGTCAAAAAGAAGAAGAAAGCTGCCATGGAAGATATGCAAAAATGATGGACACTCTTGGTGTTGAACTACAAGTTGCTGATAATCTAATCTCCCGTATTCATGAGTCAACAAAAGAAAACCTAAGAACTACAATTGGCAAACTAACTGAGTATTCTATTATTGCAATGGAAGTTGAGAAAACACAAGTTGCTTCCATAATTGAGAAGAGACTAACCCCAATTAGAAATTATTATGATCAACTTTATGGCTCAGGGACAATTAGAGCAGAACCTCCTGTAGTTCTTCTGCGTGGGAAACCAGGCTGTGGAAAATCTGTAGTTTCAATGTTGATGTCACAAGCAATTTCAAAAATTGTTACTGGAAGTCAGTCTGTCTATACATTTCCCACTTCTTCCACTCATATGGATGGATACAAACAGCAGTATGTTATGGTAATGGATGATCTTGGACAAAACCCAGATGGTGAAGATTTTAAAATATTTTGTCAACTAGTTTCTACAGCAAAATTTGTAGTTCCAATGGCTTCCCTTATGGAAAAAGGTACTGAGTTCAACACTGGAGTGATAATTGCAACTACTAACCTACCCGAATTTAAACCTGTAACAATAGTTGAACCAGGTGCAGTAGATAGGAGAATTACATGGAAATTTACTCCAGAAATCAGAAAAGAATTTCTAAAAGACGGAAAACTAAATTTGGAACTCTCCTTGAATGATTCTGGAAACACACCACCAAAAGGTTTCACTAGAGATTGTCCACTGATTAATGGGAAAGCACTAACACTCAACACTCCGTCAGGAGCAAAGTATTCTGTTGCTGAAGCAGTTGATCTTATAATTGGGACCCTTAAACACAAAAGTAATGTTGCAATGGATCTATCAGGACTAGTAGAACAAGGTGTTCTTGATGACATGAAACTAGATGATGCAGCACAAGAGGAAATTCTAAAAATACTTATGCAGAACAACAACATCATAAGTAGAGAAGCCTCAAAACAAATTTTCACCCGTGCTGATCACATAATTGAAATTGAAAACAAAAACACACAACCTATCCGGGAAACAATTGCCTGGATTCTAGCTGCTAGTGGGACATTCTTCACTCTTATACTACTATATCGTACCTTCTTTTGTTCAGTTAAACAAGGACAGGGACCATATGATGGAAAAATTGCCAAACCACGACAATTTAAAGAAATTCTAGCACAGGCTCCAGATCTTGAACTATCTGTTCTAAGAAACTGTGTTCCACTTGATGTAGATATTCCAAATAAACCAAAAATGATGCCATTTACTGCTCTAGGACTCTTTGAACTAACATTTGCAACAAACAGACATGCTATTGAAAATTGTACATCATTTGAAATACAAGGACACACCTACAAAATTGAAGACGTTGATGTGAAAATGGTTTCAACACAAGAAGGAAAAACTGATTTGGCTATAGTAACACTAAAAAAAGGAACCAGATTTAGAAATATAATGAAACACCTTTTGGACGAAATTGTGGAACCAACAGGACACGTAGTAGGAATAGTAAATTCTAGCTTGTTTCCCAGGACTCTGTTTAAAGGCAAGGCACTAAGAACTGCAAGAAAGATTACAGCTTCTGGCAAGCAAATGTACAATGTTTTCTCTTATGATTGCCCAACTTATGGTGGTTATTGTGGAGCTCCTATAATTGGTCAAGTTGGAAATGAAAAGAAAATCCTTGGAATTCACTGTGCAGGTGATGGCACTACTGGATGGGCTACTGTCATAACAAAGAACATTGTTAAGAAAATTGAAGAACAGGGACTTAAAGTTCCTATTGGAGAAGCTAATCCAGTTTGTCATGTAATGAGAAAATCAAAAATCTGTCCTTCAGGATTTTCGTATCCAACTGATGTTGAACCTGCCATCTTGACTCAAAAAGACCCTAGACTTGATGATGGAGTTGTACTTGATGATAAAATTTTTGAAAAACACCAAAATAATATGGAAACACTCCCACCAGTTTTTGAGGTAGCAGCAAAAATGTATGCTAAACAAGTTTTTTCTATTGTAGGTAAAGATAATGGAGAAATAACAACAACTGAGGCAATTAATGGGTATAAAACAGCTGAGAAGATGGATTTGTCTACATCACCAGGCTACCCATATGTTAATATGGGCTTGAGAAGAGAGAACATGCTTGATTGTGCTGATGGTGTATATACTCCAAAAGATTGGTTTAACAAAAATATTATTGCTGTTGAGAAAGATCCAAAAGATGCTACTTTTGCCACTTTCCTTAAAGATGAACTTAGGCCAATTGCCAAAGCTAGAAGTGGAAAAACAAGAATTGTTGATGCATCTCCATTTTGTCATGCTATTGTGGGAAGAAAACTGCTGCTAAGATTTACTGAAAAATTTATGGTTAACAATGGGACATCAGTTGGATCTGCAATTGGGACTGACCCAGATTGTGATTGGACTCGATTTTATCATGAATTGTCTAATGAATATGTGTTTGATTTGGACTATTCCCAATTTGACTCCACACATCCTACTGCAATGTTTGATTTGGTGCAGAAACACTTCTTTAACACAGAGAATGGATTTGATGAGAAAACTGGAAAATATTTGGATTCACTTTCTGTCTCAAAACATGTATATGGAAGAGAAAAATTCTTGACAATTGGTGGACTACCATCAGGATGCAGTTGCACTTCAATGTTAAACACTGTTTTTAATAATATAATAATAAGAGCTGCTATTCTTTCTTGTTATGAAGGTGTTGATTGGAGTGATTTTAAAATGCTTGCTTATGGTGATGATGTAGTGTATTCTTCCAGAGATCCTATTCTTCCAGGTAAAATTGCTAATTGGCTACACCAAAATACAACTTATAAACTGACTCCAGCAAACAAAACTAATGTTTTCCCAACTGAGTCAAAAATTGAAGATGTCACTTTCCTTAAGAGAAAGTTTGTAACTGACGGTGTCCTAGTTAGGCCCGTAATTTCAAGAACAAACATAGAAAACATGCTTGCATGGAAAAGGAATGGTGAGTTTGGTGATAAAATCAGGAGTGTGGCAGGATTGGCTTTTCATCTTGGTGAGGATGAATATAATGATATTTTCCTTGAGATTGAGAATGATTCCCAATATTCAAAGTATATTCCACACTACCATTTGCTTGATTTTGTTTGGAAACAAAAGAATGGGATATATATATAAACAACTTTAAATACCTTTGCAAAGTATTATAACTATATAATACAAAAATTACTTTAAATTAAATATGATAATTTGATTTCAATTACTTTTTGATTTGTTATATTAGTTGTTTAAATGATTAAGTTTTATGTTAATTTTATTAATCATTATAGTTAAATTAGGTTAAATTATTTAGGATATAATTTTATTTTAGGTTATAGATTATTTAGTTTGGTTTAGTTTAAAAGCAAAAAAAAAAAAAAAAA